GGGCTTGAACCGGCGACCCCCACCTTACCATGGTGGTGCTCTACCAACTGAGCTAAGGCGGCACTTTCAAAGGTTAAACTAACTCGAGGATTGCAACGAAGTGAAACCCATAGAGTTCACTTTCAAAGGCTACACTGCGACGAGTAATCGTCAAAGTTCCTTTTGAAAAATCGTACAAATCTCGTGCACAAGAAATAGAATAACGTATTGACGAAAGTTTGTCAATTGCTCTTTCGTAAAAAAAGAAAAATGATTTTTTTCTAAGAAAAACTGTTGACAATCTCTTTTTTCTCTAGTAAAGTGTAAATCAACATCACAGATAACTATTCATTCGTTGAAGAGAAGAGTAAATTTTGATGACCTTCAAAAGAGAGTCCTGATTGGTGAAAAGGGACAAGGTTCAGAAAAGTTGAAGATGGCCTCTGAGAATAAATTGCTGATAAGTAAGCAATTTCGGCTAAGCACCCGTTACCATGTGCACCAAGTTAATAAAGACTTGGATAAGAGATGAGATATAAAGAATCAGTTATATTTCGAAAAAAGGTGGTACCGCGAATCATTCGCCCTTTACTAGCAAAATGCTAGTGAAGGGCTTTTTGCTGTGAATCACTACGACTGGCGCGAAGCGACAGAGTAGATGATGAACAGTACAAGGTGACCGAAGGGCAAGTTGTGTCATTTGCACGAATCACTACGACTGGCGCGAAGTGACAGAGTAGATGATGAACAGTACAAGGTGACCGAAGGGCAAGTTGTGTCATTTGCACGAATCACTACGACTGGCGCGAAGCGACAGAGTAGATGCTGCCTGCGGTTACTCGACGCAGGATGGCCTTTGTAAGTGATGAACAGTACAAGCTGTTCGAAGAGAACATTAACTCTAGTCTGTTTAATTTTGAAAACAGATGAAAATCAGTTTAGAATGAATAGAAATAAAAAAGCAGTGATATAGTAAGTACAAGACTTGATTTGTCTAACAGAGAGCCTAGGTAGCTGAGAATAGGTGACAAAGACGTTTTGGAAAATGGCTATTGAGCAAGCGCTCCGAGTGTTAAACACAAGGCGGCGACGGGGGCTCCCGTTATCGAGCTAGGGTATCGAACATATTGTTCCGTACTTGAAAAGGGAATTTGTGTGAGCAAATTCTGAACATGAGGTGGTAACACGCAAAAAAGCGTCCTCAACGATACAACTTGAGTTGTGTCGTTGAGGATGCTTTTTTCTTTTTTATGAAAAAATGCAGGTTGGTAAGAATGAAGGGGGATAAAGA